AAAAAATAGTTACTTCGCCTTTAAGTATCTTTTCCAATTTATTATATTAAAATGTAAAAAAAACAGTGGGAAAGTTTTTCTCAGTTTTGAAAATGGACAAAAATAAATGTCCAAAAATGAAAATCTTGAATATTTTATGTCAAATAATACAATTGTGAGACCATAATTGAAATTTAGCGTCTCATTACCAAAAAAATAATTTTCAATTTGTTACGATAAAATTTTATATATTTTTTTGTGAAAAGGATTTAGCAACTTTTTTTGTTAACTAATTACATAGAAAATGTTAACAGAAAGTTGCGAAAAAGTTGCGAAAAAGTTTTATTGTATAAATTGTAACTATAATACGTCACGTAAAAGTAGTTACGATAAACATATTTTGACATCAAAACATTTACAGTTAACAAATGTTAACAATAAGTTAACAGAAAGTTGCGAAAAAGTTGCGCAATATATATGTAATATATGCGACAAAGAATATAAATCAAGAGTGGGATTATGGAAACATTCCAAAAGTTGTAACTTTGAAACTGAAAAAATCAAAAAAGACGAAATAACAGATAAAGAATTAATTATGATGTTAATTAAGGACAATTCTGAACTTAAAAATATCATGATGAAGGTTATTGAAAACGGAACACATAATACTACGAATAATCATACCAATTCTCATAATAAAGCATTTAATCTTAATTTTTTTCTTAATGAAACATGTAAAGATGCTATGAATATTATGGATTTTGTTGATTCAATTAAACTTCAATTATCTGATTTAGAAAAGGTTGGAGAGATTGGTTACGTAGAAGGCATCTCTAATATAATTGTTAAAAATCTTAAAGAACTCGATGTCAATAAAAGACCGGTTCATTGTACAGATAAGAAACGAGAAACCATGTATATTAAAGATGAGAATAAATGGGAAAAAGACGAAGAGAAACTAAAATTACATAAAGTTGTTAGAAAAGTAGCATTTAAAAATCAAAAATTACTTTATGAATTTAAAAAGGCAAATCCAGATTATAATAAATATCATTCTAATGTTTCCGACAAATATAATAAAATTGTTGTTGAATCTATGGGGGGTTCTGGAGATAATGATTTTGAAAAAGAAGAAAAAATCATTAAAAATATATCTAAACAAGTTTTTGTTGAAAAAGATCTTCAATTAGTGTTATAATATTTTAGTAAAGTATATTTTATTATGATAATGTTATATCATTAAATGTTTCATTAAAATTTTTATGTTTGATACTTCTGTTATGTTCTGCTTTGCCAGCACATCTTACTTCAGAACCACACTCACAAGTAAACGTTTCTTTTTGTTTTGCTAAAATTTTTGCCTTATTTTTTTGATACCATTCATCTTTATATTCTTTAACTTTTTCTTTATTTTCTTCAGCATAATGTTTAGTTTTTTGTTTAATTTCTTCTTTATGTTCTTCATAATATTTTTGCGTTTGTTCTTTAATATGTTCTTTCTGTGATTCGTTATATTTTTTTTTTAAATCTTTGATTTTTTCAGAATTTTTATCTCTATATTCCTTTTGTTTTTGTTTAATTATTTCTGATTTTTCTTCTTGAGATATTTTGGGTTCTTGTTCGTTTATAATACCACAAAGTTGATTTTGGTAATCAATATGAACTTTAGATTGTAAATGTCTGTGTTTATTTCTGAAAGTATATTGATTGCCACATTCACAATCAATAATTTGTTTTTTTTGTTCTGTTATTTTTTCTTTATTAGCTTCTCTCCAAGCCTTACCCTTTTCTGCTGCTTCTTCTTTATGTTCTGCTCTGTATATCTTTTTTTGTTCATAAAGTTGTGTTTTATTTTTCTCTCTATATTCATATTGATATTCTGTTATTTTTTCTTTATTTTCTTCTACATATTGTTTTTGATATTCCAATTTTTGTTCTTTATTTTCTTCATAATTTACTTTTGCTTTTTCTAATATTTCTTGTTTATTTTCTTCATACCAATCTTGCTTTTGTTTTTCTTTTTCTTCTTTTGTTGCAATAGGCATATTACAATTTAATTTAGCATTTAGTGTTTCTATCCAATATCTTTCTCTCATTTCAGCTTCTCTTTTATTATTACAATTATAAGCTTCTATTTGAATTATAGTCCAGTTATCCCAGCCACCATTTTCTCTAATAAAATTATATACAAATAAATTATAATTTTTTAAATTTGAATTACAACAGGTAGTTTTATGATTATGTTTTCGTTTATTTATATTAGTTGTATGACCTACATATATTTGGTTAATTGCAGTGTCTTTACAACAAAGTTTATAAATAATAGTTTCCGAATAATCCGTTTGTATTTTTGGCATTTTTATTAAATATATATATTGTTTTGTCTTTAAGTAATAATCTTATAATGTCTTATAATGTCTTATAAGATATTATCATATCATTTTTTTTTAAAAATCTTCGGTAATATCAAATGCGGTTTCAGTGTTAGATTTATTCGCTAACGCATATTCTCCAATGCGTCTCTCGAACATGTTAGATTTACCCTCTAAACTAATCAATTCCATGAAGTCAAAAGGATTGGCAATATTATAAATTTTTTTGTAGCCAAGTTGAACAACTAAACGGTCGGCAACAAATTTAATATATTGTGACATTAAATCAGAGTTCATTCCAATTAATTTACACGGTAACGCATCACAAATAAATTCAATTTCTATTTCAACAGCCTCTTTAATAATTTCATGAATTCGAGTCTTGTCAATCTTTTTAACCAATTTTGAATACAAAAGCACAGCAAATTCGCAGTGAAGGGCTTCATCTCTTGAAATCAATTCGTTACTAAATGTGAGACCAGGCATTAGACCGCGCTTTTTAAGCCAGTAGATGCTACAAAAAGCACCACTAAAGAAAATACCCTCTACACACGCAAAGGCAACTAATCTGGTCGCAAAACTGCTGCGATTATCATGTATCCATTTTTGAGCCCAGTCGGACTTCTTTTTAATACAAGGAAAGTTTTCAATAGCATTAAAGAGTTTATACTTCTTCTGTTTATCTTTGATATATGTTTCTATTAAGAGAGAATAAGTTTCGCTTTGACAAGTAAGAATTCCATTAAATATTCCTCTATGTTTTTTTGGTTCATTAAAACAATATGTTGATTCATTTTCATGTATTTTTTCAATACTAACTATTTTTATTCTTTCAGAAACCTCTATAGTATTATTTAATCTTTCACAATACATTATATTAAGTCTTTTTGGTTGAAATCCTATATCAATAAGTTTATTTACTGATTTTCCAGTTATATATAAAATGTAACAATCTTTACACATATAATAATCATAATCTCCTGTTCCATCATTTTTTGGCATTAAACGTTTTTCTGCTTTATGATTTAATTTAATATTTGTTTGAATGCCTAATGTTGTTAATAACATTTGAATGTCTTGTAAAAACTTATAATTTATTGAAGATAATTGAATTGAAGTCGAATTTTTAGCTGTATTTAAATTAATACATCCATCTGCGTCAACTATTCCTTCTAACCAACGAAGTCTAACGTCTTTACTATAGTTAATTGGAACAACAAATTTTTCTTTATTAATATAATTTGTTATATAAAAACTAATTCTTTTACTGTTTTCTTGATAAGAATCATATTTAAAATATGGCAATAATTCACGCTTTTTATCATATAAATAAATAATAGGATACTGATACTTATTACAATAACTACCATCGCCACAAAAAAAACCATGTATATATGGATTTTTAAATTCATCTGGATCCGTAAATTCAATAAAAGGAGTAATATATCTTTCAATTATATTACCTATTTTTAAATCAACAGTTTCAATTTCTTTACATAAATATCTTTCAGGATGTTTTGGATTTCCTTTTTGAATTAGCCATTTATGACCTGGAGAACAATCTAACTCCATGCCATTTGAAAGAGATACTTTATAAATTTCTTGGTCTCCTGTATATTTAACTTCTACTTGTGAAAATTCATCACCATTCCAAACATTTACAGTTGTATTTTCTAAATCTTTAATCATATAGTATCCTTTATCTGTTAATATTTTTGTTTCTCCTGTAACACAGTGAATATTTTCCATCGCAATTTGAAAACCATAAAATGCTCTGGCTTCAGAAACTTGAACATCGTTCATAAAACGTGAAGCAAGATTTTCTAAAACAATACCATCACTTGCTGCGAAAAATGCCAAAATCATCGATACAAAATGTTTTTCTCCTGGTTCTAAGGCCTCCCAGTAAGTTAAATCCTTAGTTAAATCAATTTCTTCGGCTCTCCAAAAACAGTCAACTTGTTTTTTATACATATCCCATATATCGTTATATTTAATTGGGAAAGTAACAAATCTGTTATCGTCTGGTGCGAGTAAAGGTTCTGATTGAATTTTGGACATCCTAAATAATATATTATGAATATTTTAAATTTGTTTATAAAATAATAAAATAATTGTTTATTTTAAAGCATGGAAATTATAGCTGTTAATATGCCTTTAGCAAAGAGAGATGAACAATTATTACAAATAGAAGAGTTAATTAATGCCAAAAGAAAAATGTTGATCGACAAACAAAAAAAGTTACGATTTATATCAAAACAAAATAAATTTTTAGAGACTGTTAAGAATGACTATTCTAAATATTATGGTTATATAATGAAACAAAAACGGGAACAAATAGAAGCTTTAGACCTACTTAATAACTATATTCACGATTTAACTATTTCAGGAAAATTAAGCAAGCATAATATTGAAGACGCAAAACATGAACAATTTAAAATATTAAAAGAACTTAAAAATATTCAAAAAGGATTAGACGGTATTATTAAT